CAAGTAATGCTCTGGCCTCTTTGCGTTATCACTGAATTTGCCGCGAGCGAGCTTCTTGCCCTTCTGCTTGCGGACTTTTACGCGGAAGCTGTCGAGCAGCTTCGCGCCTGCCTTGTTCGATCCGTTGCCGAGGAGGGCCACAGTCTCCGCGTCGATGACGTACTCGCCGTCGGACAGGAGCGCGGGGATCTTGTCGTCGCGACCGTCACCGGCACCCTCGACGGCAAAGCCGCCACGCGCAAAGCGCATGTCGTCGACTTCGGGGGCGTACATCGACGGGCCTCTAGGCTCGTCCGGTATTGGCGTCGTGATCGGCTGCGGCAATGCAACCGGCGGCGTGGCTGCGCGCATTGGCTGCGGCGCAAAGGCGTCCTCGGCCGTCGAGCCTTCATAGCCGGTGTACGCGCGGCTGGTGTTCGGCGCGCCTTGTGTGGCGTAATCGAAGAAGCTCTGCTCTGGGCCGTAGCCGTAGCGGTAGTAGTCTTGCGGGCTGCGCATGCCTTGGCTTGCGAGTGTGGACGCAGGGAGCGCACCGCCGCCGACGCCGCCCTGCAGGGTCGATGCGGGCAGTTGCTTGCTGAAGAGCGAGCTAAGGCCGCCCATGCCTGCAGGTATGGTGCCGCGAGAGCCGCCGCCCTTGTCGCCGCCGAGGAGACCGCCAACGGTGCTGACGCCAAGACTGGCGAGGCGCAGGTAGTCAGCGATGTCTTTGGCGGTCAGCTTATTGTTTGGCGTGCCTGCCGTCTGCGTTGCGTTGAGCGCGCCCGCTGTTATCGCAGGCATCGCGGTTTCAATACCCGCTATCACCGGCGGGGTCGTCGTAGGAAGTCTGCCCTTGACGACAATATCGTCTACGGCTTGGTCGGCAACGGTTGAGCTTGCGCCAGCACCGCCGCCTGCCGTAGCGGCTGCAAGGGCCCCAGCGCCACCCAAAGCGGCGAGCAGTTCGTCTGGGGTGAGAGTTTCCAGTCCGGCTCCAGTGACGACCATAGGGTTCTTTGCCGCTTCGATGTCTTCCGCTGTTTTGGGCTGTTCCGTTGGCGTGGGTTGCGCGGTGTTTAACGTGCCCGCAAGCATCGCGCCAACAGGCACAGGGAACGACGCGGCAAATGGTGAGCCAGACCCAGAGGCGAGCCTGTCTGCGCTGACAACAATAGTGTCGTCTACGGGCGTGGGTTCGCTTACCGGCGTAGGCTCCGACGGTAGCGCTTCTGGCAGTACGCTCTTTGGTAGGAATTCCGTGGCTATGGGGGCGAAGGCGTTGGCCAGCGCTCCGCCGTAGTTTGGCGCAGCGGCTCTGGTTGCAAGCACGTCGATAGGGTCGATACCGGCGTACATATCGACTGGCGGTTGGAGCGCCTCTGGCGGTGGCTGTTGCGCGAACTGCTCGGCTGGCGTCTTGTAGCCAGTGATTTCGCTCAATCCGGCTTTACCTGCTTGCGACAGCGCCGCTTGGCCGAGTGCGCCGCCTGCGGCTTGCAGTCCCTTGGAAAGGCCAGTGACGACGATGTCGCCCGCAGCTTGGCCCGCAGCTTGGCCGCCAGCTTGCGCTGCACCCTGTGTTACGCCTTGCGCGGCACCTTTGCTAAGGCCGCCTAATGCGCTGCCAAGTGCTTTATCAAGCCCTGTGCCGCTTACTATACCTGCGGTAGCGCCACCGAGTAGTGCACCTTTGAGAATGTTGTCGCCCTTCAGCGCAGCGCCCAAACCACCCGCGCCAGCGGCGGCTCCCATTTTTGCAAGAAGGCCAAGCTGTCCGAAGCCCGGTACGAAACCTAACGCCAATGGTGCAACTGTGCCGACGACATCACCGATTTTACCCAGTGTGCTCTTGTTCTTCTTCTCGTACGCGACGGTCGAATAGTTGCCAGTCGGATCTGCGGTCTGGATGCTGTAGTTCGCCTTGCGACCAAACTGGTTCGTCAAGCCCTGACCCAATTCAGTTGCCTTGCGCGCGGCGTCGAAGCCGGTGCCTTCGAACACGATCTGGTTGGTGCGATGGTCCACAAGGCGCACCGGCTGATCAGCCCGCACCGCGAAGGTGTTGCCACCCGTCTGCGACGTGGGGTTGCCTTTGTTAGATAACGGCGCGCCGATATACTGAAGATTAGGGTCGGGTTGATATATGCCGCCCATCGGGCCGCCACCGAAGTTCGAGGCGAAGTTTAACCCGCTCAAGTCCAAGCCAGCCAAGCCACTAAAGTCAAACGTGCTAGGGTCGAATGGCACCTCGGCAGGCGCGGCCTCTTGCGTCATCGGCTCCACGGCAGGCTCGTACTGCGGCTCGGCGGGCGGAAGCAGCATGCCGCCGCCTGTGTCGTACGGCAGCTCGCCATAGTTGCCCATGTCGTACATCATAGGCTGCTCGACAGGCATATACTGCTCGAGGGGTGGGGTATACTGGTACGGCTCGCTGTAGCCGCGCGTGTCACCGTCGCCGTAGCCGCCCATGTCGTACATCATAGGCTCGCCGTATTGCACACGTCCGCCTACGGCGTAGCGCGGCACAGACGTCCGCAGGTAGTTACTGAAGCCGGGGATGTAGTTCATGAGCTTGTACCTTCGAGCATCGGATATACACGCATTCCCCACTCACGCCAATCCGAGAACTGATATGGATCGGGAATAATTTGCTGCGTAAATGGCGAGGCACGCAACAGCCCTATAGCCCAGCCTTGCCACGCGGCCTCTTCGGGCGGTGACCCGAACGACCACGCGTCGTTGACGGACAATACGACCGAGGAGGCCCAGTCTTGCCAAGTCATGCCGCGAGGGTCGATCATCCCAGTGTCGTCCCGTCGCCGGGCTGGACGTGTGCAAGCACAAGGCCCATCTGATAGTCGCCGCCGAGAGTGTTGCTCTCGAAGCGGAAGCGCAGCTCGCGGCGCTGTGTCTTCAGGAAGACGACCTGCTCCTGCGGCGTCTGCGGGTTCTCAACGAATGTCATGATTATGCCGTTGACTTCAGGCGCACGAGCGTTGGCGCGGCCCATAACCTGCACCGTCATGTCGCCGCTCTGCACGAAGTCTGGCTCAAGCATTAGTACCTGCAGCGACTTGTTAATCTGCGACGTGGCAGGCAGGGACAAGTCGGCAGTCTCGAAGAAGGACTGTATGGGGTTGAGCGTCAGGCCGTCAATCTCGTCGGTGCCGACCTCGTGAACCCAGAACTTGTACGGATTGTCGAACGTCATGTCGAACGTGGCCGCGCTACCAGAGCCGCCAGTCACGCTGACAGGGTTGACTGGGATCTCCGTGTACTGGCCCGCGTTGGTGATGGTAACGCCGGTGATGGCCCCGCTGCCGCCGACAGTTGAGACCGTCAACTCCGTGCTAATTTGGCCCAGACCCCCAACGAGGGTGAGCGTGTCGCCGACAGTGTAGCCGGTGCCGCCCGCAAATACTCCAGCCCCAAAGGCCGCAGCCTCCTGCGGCTCAACGCCAGACAGGAGCGGCTTGCGGAAGACGGCGGGGAAGAGGCCCGCACCGCGTCCGCCATTGGGCAGCTCGGTGTCGTACCACGTATTCTCGCGCACGTTGTAGATGACGGCGTGGTTCGGCTCGATGCTGTCGCCGAACGGGAAGCACCACCAGATCTCGCCGAAGCGCGGAACCTTATACGCGAACACCTTCTGGCGCTGCGCGTAGTTTAGGTTGTCGAAGAAGAAGTTGATGTTCATGTTGTTTTCGACTTCGCGCACGACGCCGTTGAACGTCAGGAAGCGGTCGGTGCCGATCCAGTAGAATATGCCGTCATACTCAATGACGGACGCGGACGACAGGATGGATGACTGCGCACTGATTGTGTCGAACTGGAACACCGCCGTGCCGCCGACATACGTGCCGCGAATGAGGCTGTCCGCCGACCAGAACAGGCCCGATGGGCTGTTGCCGGGGCCGCCGCGCAGTGGCATGGCCTTAACAATCTTCTGACCTGTGATGTAGGCATTGCCTGCGCCAGAGCTAGTGAAGTCTGCGGGGTCGTTCGGCACGGACCACGCCGCGTAGCCGTCGTTGCCGAAGGCGAACGTGTATGGCGGCAGCGTGACGACGCCGCCAGTGACGTTGAAGTTTGCGGGCACTGTGGTGACTTCCGTTAGGGTCGACGTGCCGAGGAGGTCACCAACGAAGAGCGCGCCGCCGTCGCTGTTGCATATGCAGTTCAGGTTCGGCGCGACTTGTGCGACGATCTGGTTGCCGTTCGTCGTGTCATACGCCGTGGCGAACTGCCAAAGGTTCCCTGCGTCTGGGGTGAAGCCCGACGAGGGGGTGCGGTCGGTAATGACGCTCGTGTTGTACGTGCCGTCGATGAAGAAGCGCTCAAGACGGTTGGCCGATCCGGCGTGGACGTAGGTCAACAGATCCTGCGTATATTCTGCAAGCGTGCGCGGCAGGCCGCGCAGGAACTTGTTGATCGAGCGGTAGCCGCCGATCTTACGCGGCAGACCGCGCTGGAAACGGACCCACTGGCCGTCAACGTACTGGTCGCCCTCGAACTTGGTTCCGTCGCGCTTGATGCCGGGGGCCGAGCGTATCTGTACGATTTGTTCGGCCATTAGAGAGCTTCCGCGTTAAGGTCTACAGTCCACGTATCAAGCACCGTGGCAGTGCCGGTGCGGCGAACTTGAAAGGCTAGTGTAGCAAACACGGAGTTTCCTGACCCAGAAATATCTACGAGCCAAGCGGGGTTGCCGGATGTCGCTATCCAAGTGTTAACCGTGCCAACAACCGAACCGGAGGTCACACTAGCGTAAACTTCGTAGTTTCCACCTTGGCTGGTTGGCGTGCACCACTGCTGTACGTACATGTAGGAGCCGCCGTTAAGCGCTTCATATACTTGGCCGTTGGCGGCACCAGCACCGAAAATTGCATACGCTGCCTCGGAATACCCAAAACCCGCAGCAAAAACGCCGTAATCGATGAAATCAACAAGGACGTTGCTCTTGCCGTAGAAGTTGGTCGGCACGATGATAGCGCCGGACGCGACGCCCGCCAGTGTGCGGACATCGGTATCGTTCAGTGAAACCGTGGCGGTAGCGGATTTACCCAACTCAAGGTTGATGGACTGCCCCGCAGTGCTGCCACCCAAGCTGATTGGGCCTGAAGAGTTGAGCGTCATTATTTAGCTCCCCGTAGCTCGTCCAGTTCTGCCTTTAACTCTTTGATGGCCGCGAATGCCACGGCGACCAGTTTCTCGTAATCGACAGCCAGTGTGCCATCGTCGCGGGTGCGAACGGCCAATGGGAACATTGCCTCCACGTCCTGTGCGATGACGCCGAAGTCGCTCTTGCGGACGAAGTAATCGTCCTCGCCGCCATGCTCTGCGATGTAGGCATCGGTCCAGTCGAAGGTCTTGCCGCCGACCGTAGTTACGATGTCGAGGGCGTTCTCGATTGGACGCACGTTCTCTTTCAGGCGCGCATCGGACGAGTAGAACGCCGTGACGTTGTTGGTCGCACGGATTTCACCGGTAGTGCCCGAACCAGCGGTGCCGACGCCGAGGCTGTTGACCTGATAGTTGTTGCTTGTGTTCAGCGCGTTGGCCGTGGTCGCCGTTGTGGCAGTCGTGGCTGACGTCGCGCTCGTGGCTGACGTTGCGCTGGTCGCCGATGTGGCCGTCGCCGCGTTACCGCTGATGTTGATGCCCCAAGTGCCGCTGGCACCTGAACCCGCACGCGAGGGGACGTCGAGCGCGGTTTGCGCACCGCTTGCGGTGCTGGAGCCTGTGCCGCCGTTCACGACGGCGACGGTGCCGGTAAGCTTAGAGGCCGCCAGCGACGCGATGAAAGACGGATCAGAATAGCTGGCCGTCGTCACGACGCCGTTGGGCACGCTCGCGGCGGTGCCGCTGATGCTAATGCCCCACGTGCCGCTTGCGCCCGAGCCTGTTGTGGATGGCACACCGAGTGCAGACTGCGCAGTGGCTTGTGTGGTTCCGCCGGTGCCGCCGTTGCCGATCGCAAGCGTGCCGCCAAGAGTAAGCGTGCCGGACGTTGTGATAGGACCGCTGGTCAGGGTCATTCCAGTCGTGCCGCCGGAGCCGCTGACACTGGTGACAGTACCCGCGCTGCCTGTGGCAGAGATAGTGATCGAACCAGCGCCGTTGGAGATGCTGATGCCAGAACCGGCGGTAAGCGTCGCCTTCGCGAGTGTATTGCCAGTGCTGTTCCCGATGAGCAGCTGCCCGTTGGTGTACGTCGTCTGGCCGGTGCCGCCGTTGGTGACGGCCACAGTGCCTGTGACGTTGGCTGCGTTGCCGCTAATGTCGCCAGTTATCTTCGTGCCAGCGAGTGCCGTGATCCACGTCGGGTTGGAGTAGGAGCCAGTCGTCACGACGCCGTTCGTCGCCGTCGCTGCGTTACCGCTGACGTTAATTGCCCACGTCCCGCTGGCGTCGCCGCCGGTGCGCGTCGGCACATCGAGTGCGGTGCGTGCGAGGGCCGCCGTAGTCGCGCCAGTACCGCCGTTGGCGATAGCGACCGTGCCGGTGACGTTGGCGGCGCTGCCGCCTATGTTACCCGTAATCTTTGAGCCCGCGAGCGATGTTATCCAAGCCGGATCTGCGTACGAGCCCGTTGTGACGACGCCATTCGTGGCGGTGCCCGCGTTTCCTGTGACGTTGATGCCCCACGTCCCACTTGCGCCAGATCCAGTGCTCGAGGGGACGTCGAGTGCAGAGCGTGCACCAGACGCAGTAGTGGACCCTGTACCGCCGTTGGCGATGGCGAGTGTGCCCGCGAGGGTGATGGTGCCCGCGCCGGTGACAGGTCCGCCGGAAGTGGTCAGGCCTGTCGTACCGCCGCTGACGTCTACCGACGTTACGGAGCCGCCGCCAGCGGTGGACGATATGGTGATACCGCCCGCGCTGTTCGTGACAACGATACCGGAACCGGCACTGAGGGTCGAGAGGTTGTAGCCTGTGCCGTTGCCGATCAGAAGCTGGCCGTTTGTGGGCGCAGTCGCGACACCGGTGCCGCCCTGCGCGACAGTGAGCGCGGTGGTCAAGCCCGTGAGAGAGGTGATGTCGGCGTTCGCACCTGCAGCTGCCGCGCCGAGCGTGAGGCGTGCGCCGGAGGCACTGGTCGCGCCAGTGCCCCCAGACGCTATCGCGAGCGTTCCGCCGAGTGTCAGCGTGCCCGAGGTTGTGACCGGCGAGCCGGTGAAGGATAGGCCGGTTGTGCCGCCCGATGCGGCCACCGACGTTACAGTACCAGCGCCAGCGGTAGACGTGATGGTGATGCCGCCCGCGCTGTTCGTGATGCTGATGCCCGAGCCAGCCGTCAGGGTCGCCTTCGTGAGCGTGTTGCCTGTGCTGTTACCGATGAGCAACTGCCCGTCGGTGTATGTAGTTTGACCCGTTCCGCCGTTGGCGACAGGCAGAGCAGTGCCCGACAGCGACACGGCAAGCGTGCCTGACGTCGTGATCGGCGAGCCTGTTACGGACAGGAACGACGGTACTGTCAGCGCGACGCTGGTAACCGAGCCTGAACCCGTGCCGACGCCGACGCCGTTGATGAAGAGGCCCGTGGCGTTGAGGGTGCCCGCGCCCTGCGCGCCAGCCGTGGGCGCGCCAATCTGGATACCTGCCGCGTTGGTGAGCGCAGTGATGTCTGCGTTCGAGCCGCTTGCCGCAGCGCCGAGGTTCGTGCGTGCGCCGCCAGCGGTCGTGGAGCCTGTGCCGCCCTGCGCGACGGTCAAGGCCGTCGTGAGGCCCGTGATCGACGTGATGTCGGAGTTCGCGCCTGCGGCTGCCGCCGAGATGGTTGAGCGCGCACTCGCGGCAGTCGCCGCAGTGAAGAGCGCAGCGCCGATGCCCGTCGCGCCCAAGTTGGTGCGCGCCGAGGTTGGGTTGTTCGCGCCGGTGCCGCCCTGCAATACAGGTAAGATGCCCGCGAAGGGCGCGGATGTAGTTGCCGAGATGATGTCCGTACCGTCGCAGTACAGGATCGCGGTCTCGCCCTGAGTAACCAGTGTGGCCGCGCCGCTGGCGGTCTTGATGCCGAGTGTGAACGCGCCGGTCGTGGCGTTGTTTACCCAATACTGTTGGACCGTTGCTGGCACGACGATGTTGGCGTTGGACGTCAGCGTGCCGTTGAACTTGTACGCGATACGGTTCAGCTCAGATCCAGAGAGCGTGTACGTGCCGCCGGTGACGGCGATGGTCGTGTAGTCAAAGGCGAAGACGGCCTGCTGTCCGAGGCCGATGGTGTACCACTGGATGCCGTCGCTGACGACCACGGCGCTGTCGCCCGGCTGCAGGCGAAGCGTGGACGCCGCGTTGATGAGCTCCGTGCCGGACGGGTCGATGGTCAAGTCGCCTTGGCCGCCGTTGCGGACCTGCACGAACCAGCCGTCGCCAGCGCCGACGGCCGTAGGCAAGTTCAACGTGCCGAGGCCGCCGTTCCAGACAAAGACCTTAGCGCGGTCAGGGGCCGTGAGGCTGTAGGGCGTGATGGAGAAGTCAACGACTTCGTAATTCTGTGCAAGTTCCGAGCCGTCTGCGACCAGACCGGCACCGGCGAGGGCCGCAGCTTGTGCCTGCGCCACGGCAGCGCCGTAGCGGAACGTGCGCCAAATACCGCCGACGGTGGTGTTGTTGATGAGGTACGCCTGCCACTGCTCGCCTGCGCCAATGCTCAGAATTGCGTTGCCTGCGGCGTTGTCGATGGTGATGGTGTCGGGGCCGAGGTTGTTGAACAGGATTGTCTGGCCGACGCTGACGGCAGTCGCGTCAGGAAGCGTGACGGTGAACGGCCCTGTCGGTGTGATGTCGATGATGCGTGCGACGACGCTGTCGCCCTCGCCTGCGCCAACTGGCCAGTTAAGCGCGATGTCGTCGGTGAGCGCCAGCGAGAGGTAGGAAACGTCTGCGGGGTATATCGTCGTGCCGCCGAAGACTTGAGTGAAACTGCCAGACATCTTTAAGCCTCCTTACGAGTGGCGCTGCGGTCGAGTATCTTGGCGAGGTCTTCGCCATTCAACATGCCAGCCGCACGGTCGTACATATTTTGCCATACAGGGATGCGCTCGTCGTTCTTCAGGAATGGCGTCGCCTCTAGGAGGGTGGCATACAGAAGGATTTCGGGTGCGTTTTCGGTGAGCCAGTTTGTCTGCGCCTCCTCGTCGAGGAGCGGCGGCAGTTGGTAGTACAGGATCTCGATTGGGTAATCTACGTCGGGTGTCGGCGCGACGAGCCAGTGATTATAGTCATAGTCGCTGTAGAATATCGGCTGCGCGGTTTCGGTGGCGTCGGGCCAATAGCTGCGCAAATAATCGTAGCTGCGCGTGTACAACGCCGTGCGGCTGTTGTTGTCTGCGCCGGTGCCGATAAACATCGACACGGTGTCGCGCCACCTGTCGGGCTTATCCACTACGGGATTGCCCGCAGATAGTTGCGCAGTGACGACGTTGATGAAGCCTTGGATCTTCAGCTCGCGGGCGATGCGACGCTCGGCGAGGTTGATAAGGCGCGGGATCTGCTCGAAGACGATTGGGTCGGAGGCAAGCGTATCCCCACGCTCAAGGTAGCGCTGCACGTCCTGCTTTAGAGATGTAAACGTCATCGCAGTGGCCATAATACGCCCCTATAACAGATTTAAGTTAGAATAACAGCCTTCGCCGCGACTGGCGCGGCGAATTTGTTGGTTACCCAGCAAGGTACTGGGAAAGCAGACCGGCGACCGTCGCAACGACCGCTAACCCGCCCGCAAGCTTGGCTTTCCAGCCGAGGGCAGGCTTTGCTTCCGCGTCCATTGGCAGGATTTTGCCTACAGCCTTCTTGAGGATGGCCTTCTCGGCTTCCTTCTGGATGAGTTTCTTCAAATTAAGCATAGTCGTTCTCCTTAGAGCCAAGTAGCATACTTCTTGGTTTTCTGTTTGCGGTCATCGAGGCCGTGTGTGCCCCCGTTGATCCGCTTCGTCAGTGCGAGGATCGCAGCGTCGTTGATGCCCTGATCGCAAATGGACCACAGCTTGTTTGCGTCGAAGAACCACAGGGCGCTTTCGAAGCCGAGTTCGGTAGCCACAAGATCTGGATTGTCCAAAATCTCCTGCTCGCGACCAATGTACTTGCCGAATGCGCGGTAGTTGTTCTTCCCGGTGAGCTGGAGCGGGCCCCGGCCCCGGTATTTCCACCCCTCGCCTGACGCCTCGTCGCCATTGCCCATGCGATTGGCGTAGACGCGGTTGGCAATCTTCTGCGGCTGGCGCTCGTAAGCCTTGGCTATGGCGTCCGTCGGAAAGTACTTGCCGAAGATGCCGCGCAGACCCTTCGCGCCGTAGTTCAGGTTCTCGCTGAACGCCTTGAAGTTGCCGCTTTCATGCGCCGTCTGGGCGAAGAAGTGAGCGGCGCGGTTCTTGTTCAGCTTGAAGTGCGCGCATGCGGATTTCAACGTCCCCGGTCCGAACGCACCATCTGGATGGCACCCACATTTATCTTGAAGGTTCATTAAGCTCATTTGCCAGCACTCCGCCAATCAGGGAAATCTTCTTCCGTAACTTGCCCGTCTCCGTTCGCGTCATACCGCATATCGTTGCGGTACTTTTCCCACGGTTCCATATCGTCATCGTCGTCATCTTCAGGTGTGTCGATGAAGACAGTGGCCTGCGGGTCATCATACGCCTTCGGCGCGACCATGTCAGGTGTAAGCGGTAGCGGGTCTGGTTCAGGCGCTACAGGGGCCACAGGCTCTGGTTCAGGGTCGTTGCGGTCTTCCGGTGGTGGTGGGACCAGTTCGCCCTTCATGCCCATGAGCGTGGCGTAAGAGCCAGCGACAGCGCCGACGACCGAAGTCATGACGTAGCTAAGGAGGCCGAAGACGTCCTTGTTGTCGATGATCTCGTTCGACACGAACAGGCCAGCAATCATGGCGACGGTGATCGTGCAGATGACGAACGCCATCGTGCGCGCAGCCATGAGGAGCGCCTTGATGCGTGCATCCATTAATTTATCTTCCAT